GGCCTTTACTGCTTTTAAAAGAAAAGAAGGTGACGTATCAACACCGGCTACAGGTGATCTAGTTGACATTAGAGCAAACGTGATTCATGCAACAGCAACAGCGGCAAACTACGCTGACTTAGGAGAAAGATTTGAAGCAGACGCTCCTATGGCAGAAGGTGCAGTTGTAACTATTGGTGGAACAGCAGAAATAACAGAAACAACAACTGATTTATCAGATAATGCATTTGGTGTAGTATCCACTCAACCAGCATTTATGATGAACACAGCGGCAGGAAACAGCGATTCACATCCATTTGTTGCAATGACAGGTAGAACACCAGTTAGAACAACAGGTGTAGTAACTAAAGGTCAAAGACTGGTTACTTCATCAATAAAAGGTTGTGCTAGAGCGGCGGCAACTGGCGAGTCAATTTCACCATTCAACGTAATTGGTAGAGCATTAGAAGATAAAACTGATGCAGATATTGGATTGGTAAATTGTGTTGTGAGAACAAACAACTAATAAATATTAATACTTTTTAGTAGATTAAAAGGGCGGCTTAATGTCGCCCTTTTTTTATGACCGAACTAAATATTTTTACGTTCATCCTTATAGGACGGAAGTAGGGCAACCGAAGGAACGCACTTAAAGGGAGAAGTGCGTGAAACAATTAATTAAGAGCGTCAAGTATCGGCATCTACAAATTAGAGTCTATCAAGGCATAAAAGAAGAATATGATTTGATATTCACTTCGTGTGATTATCCTTACTTTAGAGTGCAATTCAAAAACTTAGATATTATAAGTTTGCAACATTTATACCCATTATACAGGAATAGAGCATGGTTATTGCAATGGTTGCCACCTAGGTGGTGCCACTATCTTGTAATGGGAGCCTAACTAAAAATAACCGATAAATACTATTACTGTGGTCAGCCGGCAATGATATCAGGCTGTGTGCGGCGTATTGCTGTACTAACATTATTATAAGGAGTACCCAAGTATGGCCATAGGTCGTATAACAGGGTCGGTATTAAAGTCCAATCTGACTAGGAATGGCGTCGACCTTGCATTTGAAACAAACCTACTGTATCTCGATGTTACAAACTCACGGGTAGGAATTGGTACTTCAGAACCTTCAACAGAATTACATGTAAACGGAACAGTAACGGCATCAGCCATTACTGGACTAACATCTGCAACTATATCAAACACATCAACCAGTGATTCAATACTAGTTACAACAACAGAAAGTTCAAGCACAGCAGGACCAGTTATTACATTAAAAAGAAATAGTGCAAGTCCGGATGATGCAGATTATATTGGACAAATAAAATTTAAAGGTGAGAACGATGCTGATCAAGAAATAAATTATGCAAAAGTTACAGGTAAAATTTTAGATGCCAGCGATGGAACGGAAGACGGTATACTGGAATTTTCACACGTCAAAGCAGGATCACAGACAATTACAGGTAGATGGAGATCTGATTCCCTACAACTATTAAACAGCACAAATTTATCTGTTGCTGGAGACACCACAATCACAGGATCATTATCGTTTTCAGGTATCACACTTCCTAGTGCAGATGGTTCAAATGGACAAGTTTTACAAACAGATGGATCTGGAACTTTATCTTTTGCAGAATCCGGTGGTGGCGGTGGTGGAAACAACACAGCAGTAAAACAATTTAACTATTATAAATTAGATACAACATCAGCAGTAATAGATTCTTTTGACATTGGAGAATATAGAGGTGCAGTCTATGACGTTGAAATTAATGATACAGTTAATAGTTTGATTGGCCATTTAAGAGTAAGTGTAATTCATGATGACACAACACCGTATGTTTCAACATATGATATAAACGAAGATTCAACAAGAATTTGTGATTTTTCAGTTACGATATCAGGTAACACGCTACAACTTTCTGCAAACACAGAATCTTCAAGTCATGTAAATTTAAGATGTTACAGAGTCGCTTTAGGTGATCATCACGAAACTGTTGCAAACACAAACTCTAAAATAATCAGCACAACAACTAACATTGGATCAACAGCAACCACACTTGATCAGTTCACAAAAACTGACATACAAGGAGCAAAATATATTATTCTCATAAAAGATAGTACTGCAAGTGATTATCAAATATCTGAAATGAGTTTGGTACATGACGGCACAGATGTTTTCTTCAATGACTATGGTAAGGTATCAAGCAGAACAGGATTCACACACACTTTCAGTGCATCAATATCAGGTGCCACTGTAACATTAAGTTCATTATCATCAGGTAACACAACAGGAACAGCAATATTATACAGGCAAGATTTAGGATCAAAAACAAAGTTAGGCGAAGTTGACAATGTGCTATATGGAAAAATTGCAGATGTTGATTCTGCTGTAACCACAGTAGATTCGTTTGATGTTTTCAAGTATAGATCGGCAAGATACTTTGTTAATATAAGCAACAGTGACAACACAGAATATCAAAATTCAGAAATCACTTTGACAGTGAATTCTGCAGGCACCACTGCAACAATATCTGAATCAATTGTGTCAACAGAGGTAGGCGGAAATGATTTAGCAACATTTTCAGCAGACATTTCTGGTGGAAAAGCAAGATTGAGAGTTGCTGGTTCTCCAGCAAACAATGTGGTGTACTTTGCAAGGCTTGCCATTGAGGACAATTTAATTTATAAAGCATCAAGTGATACAACAAATAATTTATATATAACGCACAACAATATAAAACTTACAGACACTGCATTAGATTTATCTGGTGCTACAGGATCATTAAAACTACCATCAGGAACAACAGGTCAAAGATCTACAGGTGCTGTTGGTATGATAAGATACAACTCATCAACAGGCTCCTATGAAAGATATGACACCTCGGGTTGGGTTAACATAGCCAAACAAGCAGAAGCATCTGAATCAAGTGAGACAACCACAGGTGAAAAAACAAGTATTTCTACCACTGCTGTAAATCTTGATACATTCGAGACATCAGCATTTGATAGTGCATTTTATCTAGCATTAACAAATGATGAAATAAACGGTGAAATTGCAACCGCCCAGATAAGTTTAGTGCATAATAACACCACTGCATTTTTATCATCAGCCGGTGTCATACAATCTGGTAGTAACAGTCATTTACAATTCAGCACTGATATTTCAGGCTCTACAGTAATTTTAAAAGGAACAGGAGTATCAGATGTTAATTCAATTAAATTCTTTAGAATAGGTCTAGGTGACAATACATCAGCATCAAGTTCAGGAAACACCGCTACAATTATAAACACTGACGTAGATTCAGCAGTTGAGGATTTAGATACCTTTGCTAAAGGTTCTTACAGAGGGGCAAAATACTACATATCAGCAAACAACACAGATTCTACAGAACTGCAAAATATAGAATGTTTAGTTGTTCACAACGGAACAGACGCCTTTATTACAACATACAACGACATATACACTGGTAATAATGCTTTGCTGTCACTTACAGCAGATATTAGCGGAAGTGACGTAAGACTACGTGCTACGTCGGGAAATCCAAACACTGCGGTTAAAATGTACAGGGTGTTGTTAGGTGATTCAGAGTCAGATGCTACCAGTGACAACACAAAAACAGTTGGACAGGTGACTGTGTCAAGTTCTTCAACAGCAATAGACACTTTCAGCACAGACTCTTTCAATGGTGCTCACTATGTAGTTGTTGGAAACAGCAGTTCAGAATCAGCGGCATCAATCAGTGAAGTGTTTGTTGTCACAGATGGTTCAGATGCTTATGTAGGAAATTCACAGATATCTACCAAAGATACAGACCAACTTTCATTTTCAGCGGCATTATCAGGTACAACAGTAACACTATCTGCTGGAAGTACAAGTGGAGCATCAACAACTGTAAATGCTTACAGAGTACAACTCTTACGTAGTGAGGCAGGTGCCGCAACTTCTTTAGCGGTATTGACATCAAACAATCAAACAATTACAGGCACAAAAACATTTACATCTGCCATACAAGCAGACACTATTAGAACTCCGGGTTCAAATGCAAATTTAAATCTTGACCCACAAGGAACAGGTAAGGTACAGATAAACGGTGCATATACATTGCCAACAGCAGACGGATCATCAAACCAAGTATTACAAACCGATGGTTCTGGAGCATTGAGTTTTGGAACTGTGACAGCAGGTGCGGGCGGATCAAACACTCAGGTACAGTTTAACAACAGTGGTTCGATGGCAGGATCAACTAATTTAATTTTTGATGGTACAACGCTGACTGCTAGTGCTTTAAGAGTAACTGGAGACCTTACAGTTGACGGTACTAATACTATAATGAACACCACCACTCTATCAGTAGAAGATAATATAATAGAATTGAATAGAAATGTATCTTCTAACGCAGGAATGCCAACAGTGTCTGGTATAAAAGTTAATAGAGGCGAAACATCATCAGCCACGGAAAATGATATTTTTTGGGCATGGGATAACTCTTTTGAAGATGACGGAACCACACTCCATGGAAATGCCGGAGGTGCCTGGACAGCATTTAGATCACAGAACGAAGAAGTTGATGCACTTGTTGATATTAGGGCAAATGTTATACACGCAACTGCAACATCGGCCAACTATGCAGACTTGGCAGAGAAATACGAAAACGATAAAGAATATCCGGTTGGCACATTAATGATGGTAGGAGGAGAAAAAGAGACCACAGAGTGGACAGATGGCAATGTTTGCATTGGTGTTATTAGTGATAAACCTGCATATCTAATGAATAAATCTGCTAACGGACAGGCTCATGCAATTAGAGGGAAAGTGCCTGTAAGATGCCTTGGAGTTGTGTTGAAAGGATCTAAAATTTATGGATACAGTAATGGAACAGCAGGTATCCAAGGTAAAGAATTTATAGGTATTGCTTTGCAAACCAATAATGATCCTAAAGAAAAGTTAGTTGAGTGTATTTTAAAAATCTAAACAATTAAATCCAATATAGTCTGTAACTTACCTTTTATTGCTTTGTTATTCAAAGTATTTTTTAGGCCACCATGCAAGTTTTTTGGCCAACATTCAAACGCACACCAACAATATCCGGAATGTTCTTCGTTAAGTTTTGGTATAAACTCGCCATCTATGGCAATGAGATAGGTATGAAAGAAAAATTTTTGATCATTAGATGTGAACATTTCTAAAGGAATGACTTTTTTAAATCTTGGAGTATCGCCTACTTCCTCGTCAATTTCTCTTTTCAAACCTTCAAATGCTGATTCTGTGTTACGTGCAAGTCCACCAACAAGTCCCCAAGTGCCTTGTGTTTTTTTATCTGTTCTCTGTAAAAATAAAAATCGTTTGGTAGAAGTTGAATAGAACAATGCACCAGAACATATTATATTTTCTTTCATAACTTATTATAACAATTTATGTAAAAATTATCAAGGAGTAGTTGCGTCTTGACCGGATGCATCATCGTTTGCAACATATCCACCATCTAACACAATACTCCAATTACCAGACGAATAGATACCTTCGTATGATTTTACCCATTCCGTGCCATTGAATTTGTACTGTATACCTGTATGACTGTTGGTAATATAATGTTGTGTTGAATCAGGATGTGATGCGTCAAACTTTTTGATCCATTTACTACCGTCATATTCGATAATATCACCTACACTTGCAATTAATGATCCCCAAGTAGCACTTTGTACAGTTGCAGTTGAATCGCCGATTTCATCTATTATTAAAAATCTATCACCAGTAACAGGTGTGCCTGGTGCAAATGTTGTAGGATTTATAATTTTTTTAACTGCTGTTAATGTGTTTGCAGGTATGGTATCATTGTCAATGTTGAATAATAGGATTGTATCGTCCAATGATGTAACTGATATTGTTCCCACAATTTCATTTCCGGTTGCTTGTTTCAATCTAATTTGAGATGTTCCGTTTGTAACTTTACCATATTGATTTAATAAAGTTTTCCAGTTAACCGGTGGGCCAAATGTCTCAAATGGATCAAAATTTGATGGTTCTTTAGCACCTGTGTAAAATCCATCTCCACCTGAAGTTACGTTTGTTCCTGTTGATCCTAAAAGTCTTAATTGATTTCCAGTAACCAATAATCCAAAATTGTTTGGTGTAATGTAACTTCTTGTCAGCAACGTCCCGTCAATTAATCCTTTTACAATCCCGCCGTCATCGTCATAAACACTCATTATAATTTTTTGTACCACACCTAGTTTTTTTACTTTTACAGGGGGTGATAACCATATAGGCATTGAAAAAGTCATTGTTGCAACATCAATTTCTGTGTCTGCACCAACCGGTATTGTTCTTGAACTGAATGTGATTCCTGTCAATTCCACATAACTTAAACTTGTCCAATCAATATAATTGTCAGATTTTTGTATTTCAAAATCTGGATTAAACAAATATAATATTTGTTCCATGATTTGTAATTTTTGATCAGTATTTGTGGTGTAAATATCTGCTGTTACTTCTAATCTAAAAGGCGATGGCATAACTTTTTCGATAGTATAACCTGCGCCTAACTCATTAGTGTAATTTCCATCACTATCTACATCTCTTTCTTTTAAATGTTGTTTCTCAATATGATAGGGATTTTGCATTCTTTCCCTGTCATAATTTAATTCTCTGATGTAGGCGGCAATTTTTGGAGCATAGTTCAAAGCATTTTCACTGTTGTTTCTTATTATATTGGAAACCTGTCTAGTTGGATCACCATACACAACCGGAACTGCTCTTAAATTTACAGTGTCATCTTTTCCTTTGCCTGTTTCCACAGAAAAATTGCTTAAAATTCTAATAAACTGCGTTAAAAACTTTCTAACCTGTCCTTCGTAAAAGTGTAGCATTTTTAATTGTCAGCCTTTGGTTTCAAAGCATTTGATAATGCTTGTCTTTGGTCTACCGTCAAGCCGTTAATAGTATCAGTTGTTGTATTATTAACAAAGCCTGTTTTATAATTTAGTTTTGTATCAGTGTTGCTCATGTTTATTCTGACTGAATCTTCAACTTTAATCCATCTGTTTCCGTCATAACGGAACAATCTATTTGGTAAGTAATCCGTTCTTAAGAAATAATCACCTTTATCAATATTTGCATTTGGAAACGATATTCCAAATCCTGCAGGATGACCGTTTGGTGCAACGCCATCTCCGTTCATGTAAAATCCATAGTGGGATGATGCAGGCGTATCTATTGTTGCATTTATTGGTTTGTCGGAACTGATCCTGTCTGTGGAGTTAACATTGTCAGTTCTAATATTTCCTCTTTCATCTATAGGTGCAACATAATATTGTTTGTAATTGAATCCTGATTTAGGTGCGTCTTCTTCGGCTTGTTTAACTATTTGATCATTTATAGATTTTTCTTTGTTGTAAGTTGACATATAACTTGCCAAAGATCCTGTGTCTGTTGCATCTCCAAGTATGTCTCTGTATTCTTGCGAGTCTACCAATGATTTTAATTTTAATCTTAATAAATGTGGCCACCATGTTGCGGAAAATCCTTCAGCGGCTCTGTTCACATCTTCAACTACATAGTATCTTTTCAATGCAATTGGTATGCTTTCATCTAATGAAAAATCATCTTTCATGTGAGGAAATTCTAACACGTCGCCCGACATTGGTTTTCTACCTATTCTTTCTACTGCATCGTTCAAATGCACTGTTAAGAATAATGTGTCATTCTGTAAAAACATACCAAATTGTGATAAATTAAAATCAACATCTTGCACATTGTATATTCCACGGATTGTGTAGATATCGGGTGAATATTTTCTATCTCTATTTTCTAAAAACAGCAAATCTTGTATGGTTCTTTCATTTAAAGAATCTCCAGAATATTGCGGTTGTGACGGAGATGAAGGACCATCTTTATTATCATCTCCCTGATCATAAGGTCCTAGATATTTGTGGAAATGTAGGTCGGTTCCGCCGACAGTAAACATCTCCTTGATGTTACGATCAAAGAATTTGTAGTCATTGCCCTTTTCAGGCTTAAAAATGGATAATCTTGGCATATCATACATATTTATTGCACAGGCAAAGGCAATAAATATCAGTATGTCAGAACTACAAACAGGCCAACAAGAAATATTTGATTACGTAAAAAATAACCTCGGTGAGGGTATGATTGACGTTGAATTAGACCCAAAACACTATCAAACGGCGCTTACTAGAGCAATTGATAGATACAGACAAAGATCGTCGAATGCCGTTGAGGAATCTTATGCTTTTCTTGAATTAAAAGAAAATCAAAACACATATATTTTGCCTGATGAAGTAATAAATGTCAGAAAATTATTTAGAAGAACTGTAGGTTCCAGAACTGAAGGTGGAGAAGGTGGTACATTATTTGAACCATTCAATTTAGCATACACAAACACATATTTGTTAAGAGCAGGTGCAACAGGCGGACTTGCAACTTATTTTGCTTTTGCAAGTTATCAAGAATTGATAGGTAAATTGTTTGGTTCATTTATTCAGTTTCATTACGATGTTGCAACCAAAAAATTAACAATTACACAAAGACCAAGAGCAGACAACGAAACTGTTCTAATGCACACAGACAATTTTAGACCTGATATAACATTATTCAAAGATGTTTATGCAAAACCATGGATCAGGGATTATGCACTTGCAGTGTCAAAAACTATGCTAGGAGAAGCAAGAGGTAAGTTTAATACTATTGCTGGACCACAAGGAGGCACAACTCTAAACGGCGCCGAACTTAAACAGCAAGGACTTGCTGAAATGGAAAGACTAGACACAGAAATTGGCAACTTTGCAGAAGGTGGCACACCACATAGTTTTGTTATTGGTTAATTCATTATCAAATCATTTTAAATACGAGTGTCATGACAGATTCTCGATATAAAAAATACAAAGATTGCAGTATAGATGACCTGGAACAAATTGTTACAGATTTAGAAAATATGTCAATCTCTGCACTTAAAAGTAAAAAATTAGATATCAGACATAAAATTCTTGGTGCGGTAAAAGAAGCAAAATTAGTCATTGAAAAACGTTTAAAAAAATAGTATAATCAATATATGTTAATAGGAATTGTAGGACTAATAGGTTCAGGCAAAGACACAGTTGCACAAAGACTGGTGGCACAACATGGATATAGAAGAGACTCTTTTGCAAAAAGTTTAAAAGACGCAGTAAGTTCTATGTTTAATTGGGATAGAGAATTACTCGAAGGCACAACAGATGCCAGTAGAGAATGGCGAGAACAACCAGATGAATTTTGGAGCGAAAAGATGGGTAAACCAGTAACACCTAGATGGGTTTTACAATATTTTGGTACAGAAGTTATGCGTGGTCAAATGTATGATGGTATGTGGGTCGACAGTTGTATTGGGAGATACAAAGGTGAAAATACTGTGATTTCCGACACAAGATTTGTGAATGAAATTGCAACGATAAAAGCACATGGTGGCAAAATCATATTAGTAAAAAGAGGGGAATTACCCACGCAAAAAGAAATGCAACAACGTGGTGCACATAAATCTGAATGGGATTGGATTGGATCTGAGTTTGATTATGTTATTGAAAATAATGGCACTAAAGAAGATTTATACAAAAATATTGATAATTTAGTCGTCAGCCTCGAGATCACCAACACGCCAACCAAGTCTACGCACACTGCTTAATCTTTGGCAATTTGCACATACAGTCTTCAAATTTGAATTAAGTGTATTCCTTAAATTTCCATCCACAAATAGCACATCTAATTGAATGGAATCTTGCGACTTAAATCCGCATAATTCACACTTATTTTTCTTTCTATACCCAGAACGTTGAAGTGCTGTTATCCCACCAATTTTTTTCTTGTTTTTTTTACGGATACACGAATCGCATAATCTACGCCAATATATTTTATTTCCTTTACGATAGCCATACGCTCTAGGTTTGATCCGGCAATTAGCACATAATGGTCTGACACCTATATTCATACAATGTATTTACGTCGCCTATATAGGTACCAAAATATGTTAAATAATGTCGTAAAAACGTAGCGATATAATAAATAGTTTAGTAATTACGTACAAACTTGCAAGGAGAATACGGAAAATGGCTTTAACATCACCAGGAGTAGAGGTTAGTGTAATAAACGAAAGTTTTTATGTACCATCAGATGCGGGTACAACACCTCTTTTTATAGTAGCATCAGCACAAGATAAAAAACCGGGATCAGGTACAGGCACAGCAGTAGGAACAACATCTGCAAATGCAAATACTGTACACTTGATTTCATCACAAAGAGAATTAACAGAGACTTTTGGAGATCCAAAATTCTACACAGACGCATCAAACAATTCAATTCACGGATATGAATTAAATGAATGGGGACTACAAGCGGCATACTCATTTTTAGGAGTTGCCAACAGAGCATTTATTTTAAGAGCAAATGTTGATATGAATAGTTTGGTTGGAAGTGCCACGGCACCAACAGCAGACCCATCAGATGGAACATACTGGCTTGACCTTGCATCAAGTTCTTATGGAATATTTGAGTGGTCGCAAACAGATCAAAAATTTACAGCAAAAACACCAACGTTGATCACAGCAGTTACTAACCTGGTAGGTGACAGTTCAACAGGTATACCAAAAACTTCAATTGGTGCAATAGGTGATTATGCAATTAACACAACACACGTAAGCAATAAAATATACAAGAAAACAGAAAGCAACACTTGGGTACAAATAGGTTCAAGTGCTTGGCATTCTTCACTACCAGTTTTATCAGTTGCTTCTGGAACAACAGTTACAAATTCAAACAATATGCAGATAAATGGTGTGCAAGTACAAACAGGTGGTACAGCATTATCCGATGTTAATACAGCAATTAACAATGCTAATATTGCCGGTGTTTCTTCAAGTATTAACAGTACTACAAGTAACCTAGAAATATTCCATAATGGTTTAGGCTTTGGAGATTCAACAGCAGGATTCAACACAATTAGACTTGAAGAAGGAAATGGTTTAATGGCTGAATTAGGATTTACAGCAGGAACAAAAAACGGTGTAAAATTTTTACAAGCAAAACACACTAATAGACCAACTTGGAAAACAGCAGACGAAAACAGACCTAATGGTTCTGTTTGGTTTAAAACAACTTCTGCAAATTCAGGTGCAAATATTGTTGCAAAACTTTACAGTTCAGCAAGTGCATCATTTGGTACAGTAGCATCACCATTATATGCTTCACATAATTCTGCAATTTATAACACTGATCCATCACTAGGTGGAACTGGTATATCAGCAGGAACGTTATACACACAATTTAATATAACTGAACAGAGTGTTGATGGACAATCAGATGGTACTCCAAATGTTGGAGATTTTCAATTGTTTAGATATGAAGGTGGCGAAACAATAATTACAGGAAAAACTACAAACCTAACAGGAGCGTTCACGTCAGGTGAATCATTCACAGTTAGAGAATCATTAAAAAATCAAGATGCATTAGATACTGCTAAAACAGTAACAATGGCATCTGGAGACGGATCAACATTAGGTGATGCAGAAGATTTTGTAACAGCATTCAATTCAACTGGATTTACTAATCTAGTTGCTTCTGTTGTTTCAGAAGGCGAGTACAAAGGCGCTATTAGCATTAAACACAACCTAGGTGGTGATTTTAGAATGAATCAAACTAATGGTACTCCATTAGATGATGCAGGTTTAGGAGTTTCACAGGCTCATGCATATGGAACTTTCACAGCAAATTCAACTACATTAATTGATAATTTATATGTTGCTCCAACTGGAGACTCAGAAGACTCAACAGTAGGTAATGAAGTAATAGCAAGTAACTGGAAAAGATTAAGTTACACTGCTAGTATAAATGCACCTAGCAATGAACCTGCTGACGGACAGTTATGGTACAACACATCAGTTGATGAAGCAGACATTATGACACACAACGGAACAACTTGGAAAGGGTATGCAGAAGTTTATTCTACAACTGATCCAAATGGACCACAGTTTAGTGCAACTGCACCAACTACACAATCAGATGGTACAGTGCTTGTCAATAATGACTTATGGATTGATACAAGCGATTTAGAAAACTATCCAAAAATTTACAAATATAACACAGCGGCAACGTTGAGTTCAACAAACACATCAAATCAGGTGAAAGTTACTACAACTGGTGCGGCGTGGGTAGCAGTTGATAAAGCAGATCAAACAACAGAAGATGGTGTTGTTTTTGCTGATGCTAGATATCACACAGCGGCGGAAAAAAATGCAAACAACAGCACACAGGCTGGTACAGCAAGTTCAATTAAAGACTTGTTGAGCGATTCTTTCTTAGACCCAGATGCTCCAGATCCAACATTATATCCACAAGGTATAATGCTTTGGAACACAAGACGTTCTGGTTACAATGTTAAAGAATACAAAAACAGTTACATAACAACACAAAAATATCCAAGTTCAGGATCATCAGGATTAGGAAACCCAAGATACAACAACGAATCAGTTGCAGGTTACTATCCAGACAGATGGGTAACAAAATCAAGCAACAACGCAGACGGATCAGGTACTTTTGGAAGAAAAGCACAAAGACAAGTTGTTGTACAACAACTAAAATCAGAGATCGATACTAACCAAGGTATTAGAGAAGATCAAAGAGGTTATAACGTAATTGCAACACCTGGATATCCAGAGTTAATTCAAAATATGATTAACTTAAACACAGACAGAAACAACACAGCGTTTGTGGTAGGTGACACTCCTTTAAGATTAGAAGGCACAGCGACAGCAATAAGTGATTGGTCAAACAACACAGCAGGTGCATTAGATAACGGAGAAGATGGACTTGTAAGTGCAAGTGATTACTTAGGTGTATTTTATCCTTCAGGATTAACCACAGATAATGCAGGAAACTCAATTGTTGTTCCACCATCACATATGATGATGAGAACTTTAGCAAATAATGACAACGTAGCATTTCCATGGTTTGCACCAGCAGGTACTAGAAGAGGTGTAGTTGACAATGCAACGTCAGTTGGATACATTGAATCAAGTACAGGTGAATTTGAAACAATATCTGTAACGGAGTCAGTGAGAGATTCAATGCATACAGTTAAAGTCAATCCAATTACTTTCTTTTCAGGAGCAGGAATAGTAAACTTTGGTAACTTGACGAAAACATCGGCAAGTTCGGCATTAGATAGAATCAACGTATCAAGATTAGCAGTATATCTAAGATCACAATTAGATTCAATTGCTAAACCGTTTATCTTTGAACCAAATGATGAATTAACAAGAAATGAAATTAAAGCGGCAGTTGAATCATTCTTGTTAGAATTGGTTGGACAAAGAGCGTTGTATGACTTCCTAGTAGTTTGTGATGACACAAACAACACACCTACTAGAATAGACAGAAACGAATTGTATGTAGATATAGCAATTGAGCCAGTTAAATCAGTTGAATTTATTTACATACCGTTAAGAATCAAAAACACAGGAGAAATTGCAAAATTAGGGAACTAATTTTTGGATAAATAGGAGAACAACATGGCAATATCAACATTATCAAAATTTACAGTACCTTTAGCAAACGATCAAAGTAGTGCATCACAAGGCTTGTTAATGCCTAAACTACAATATCGTTTTAGAGCGATCCTGGAAAATTTTGGCGTATCAACACCAAGATCCGAGTTAACAAAACAAGTTATGGATATAACAAGACCACAATTATCTTTTGATCAAGTAACACTAGATGTTTACAACTCAAGAGTATATATTGCTGGTAAACACACTTGGGAAGCAATTACAATTACATTGAGAGATGACGTGAACAATTCAGTAACAAAACTGGTTGGTGAACAAATACAGAAACAGTTTGATTTCTTTGAACAGTCATCAGCGGCATCTGGTATTGATTACAT